CCATAATATTGAACAGGAGATTTTAACCAATTTGGTAATTGTTCGTATGCTAATCGAATTCTTTTGAAGATTTCTTTTGCAGTATTTTCTTTGTTAGCTACCAACATTATTTTTTGGTCATTAAAAAATATTGCTGTCCATAACATGTAAATAGTTGATATTGTGGATTTTCCTGTTTGGCGACTAAACAATAATAAACTAAAACGATTATCTCTAATCATTCTTAATGCCTTTTTTTGATAAGGATGTAATTTAATTTTTTGTTTACCTTCATCCAAATTAATAATAAAAAAGTAATTTTCTGCAAAATGTAATATATTCTCTCTACATTTTTTTAGTTCTGCCACCATCTCTGGTGTCCACTCAAATCCTGCTCCTGCTGTTGGTAGAGCAGGATTATTCATGTAAATTTCTTTTTTAGTTACTCTAGCCATACGAATAGTTATATTAGTTTTAAAAAAATTTAAGCATTTTTTAAAAAAATAGCATATTTGAGTATAAATAGAAATATGAGCAATAAATCTCTATTCGAAAAGTTGTTTGAAGATGTAATGGAACATGATGCCCTTGGTATTCCTAATGAAGCTGCTGAAGGTGATTCTGATTTAGAAAATATGGGTGGTGGTGGCGAAGAAGGTGGAATGGGCGAAGAAGGTGGTGGCATGGTCACTTTAACCTTGGATGCGTCCGTTGCTGAAGCTTTGCTAAATGCTTTACAAGAAGCTATGGGTGGTCAAGAAGAAGAAGCTCCAGAAGGTGGTGAAGGAGAACTTCCTCCAGAAGGAGAAGCTTCTGAATCATGGTCTGAAGATGCAGAAGAAGACGAAGAATACAAAGAAGACGAAGATTCCGAATGTGAAGAAGACGAAGACAAAGACGACAAGAAGGTAAAGACCGAATCTCCTCAAGCTCAATACAAGCCTTTTACAAATAAGGGTGAAGTAATGACCAAGAAGGGTAATAACAAGGTTGGTGGTGTAGCTGGATCTTCCACAGGTTTGGGTAAGGCTACTGGTACTGCACAAACTGCTGGTACTGCTCACTACATGCCAATGAACACTAATTATGATGATGGTAAGTCTATGAAAGTTAAGACTTCTAGAACATCAGCTCCTAGTGGCCCTGGTAAGTCGATGTTTAACTAAAAGAATTAAAATTTAAAAAATACAAAAGGGACTCTTCGGAGTCCCTTTTTTTATGCTAAATAATAATATGGTTACTTTTAAAGAGTTCTTTCTAAAAGAACATATTATGTTTGGCAAAGTTGTTAATCCAAGACATATGCAAAATTCTGCTTTGTATAAAACTGGGTTAAAAACAAAATCTGCTAAATTAGTAGCAAAAAGACACTCTGATAAAAACGATATTAATAGAGATCGAAACACCAGACAAAAAACTGGAGTGATTCCCCCAGATGAAGCAGAAGAATTGATTAGTACTCATGGATTAAATCGACAAGAATTAGCAAAAGGTACGCCTGTAGGCTTGGGTAAGCGTCCATTTCAACTTTCACAACATCCACAAACAAAACAATATACAATAACTAAAAAGAATTAATATGACTTGTTATTACTCTGGTGCTGGAAATAGTAGTTTATGTTATCAGTTATACGATAAAAGTCGTTTAACTCCAGATATAGAAACCATATCTAATGTAGCTGAAGAAATGGTACATAGTATGGGACAAAAGATCAATTATTACGTCAATACAATGAATCTTTTGTCTGCTGATTTGTTGTATGGAGAGCAACCTACTAGTGTGTTTCACGGGCCAAAACAATTAAAGATGATTATAAATCTAAACGAATCCAGCCTAGCAATAGGTAGATTTGGTGGATTTAATGCAGATGACGAAATAACTGCTTATATAGATTACAGAAATTTTTCTAGAGTTATGTCAGGAGATTCTGTGTATTCGGAATTAAATCAAGTTATTGAACCTAAATCAGGAGATGTATTTCAAATGGTCGAATACGGAAATGACCGTTTGCATGGAAGAGGTGGTAATTATTTCCAAATAACACAAAGAAGAGACCAAGAAGTTGGAGGTCAGATGAACCCATTAGGGGGTCACTATGGTTGGGAATTGAAAGCAAAAAGAATGGAATACAGTTGGGAACCAGGCTTGCCTATGGAAAGCGTTAACGAACAAGTTAATGACGATACATTCTATGGCAAATTATCTAGTAATATTTCTGGAGAGTTGTCTTCTGCACCAAAATCTTATGATTGGTCTGCTGATGAATTTGGTGTACAGCACATCATAGATATGTCTGTGAATGATACTTCGGTGTATGGAACTTATGATTTAAATGGAGATTAGCACATTATAAAACAGAAAGTAAAACTGTATTACTGTTAATTGCCGTGACTTCATTATACACAGTTACATAATAATATCCTTCATCAGATTTTGTAGCTAATACAAAATATGCACTTGTGAAAGCTCCAAGACTCACATTGTTTTTATACCAATGATATGACAAAGAAGTGTTTACAGAATAAGCACTCACACTCAAAGTTGCTAAATCTGTAGCATTTACAGTCAACGATTGTGGTTGTATTTTTATATAAGGTATAGACAATACATCCAAATATACACTACCACTATCTACTACATATCCATTATTTCTTATTTTACAATAGTAATACGCAGCATCGGATAATTGTATAGTTGTTAATGTTAATTCTTGGTTTGTTTGATTTCTAATAGGGAAATTATTTCTATACCATTGATATGTTATAGGCGCAGAACCTAAAACTTTAACTGAAAAAGTATAAGAGCTTTCAGTTGCTACTGTTTTAGGAATTGGTTGTAGTACAATATTAGGAGGATCATACGATATTATATTACATGGTTTGATATGTGTTCCTTTGATATACATATAGTTTAACTAATTTTAACATTTGGAGCCAATTTAATATTAACTGGAGTAGTTCTTACGGTACTAGTATTATCTCCTAATTGTCCAAGTGAATTTTGTCCCCATGCAGACAATCTTCCATTTGTTCCTAACGCCATAATATGGTTGTATTTAGCATAAATTTGTTCTACATTTGTTAAATTAAGTCTTATCGGTACGTTTGAGTCAACTATAAGTCCATTTCCCAAAGTTCCATAGAATTGATTAACTCCCCATGCTGATACAGTACCATTCACTCCTAATGCTATTGTGTAATCACTACCACAAGCGACTGATTTTACGGGTGGTAGATTATTTATTCTAATTGGAGATAAAGATTGAGTATTTGTTCCGTTTCCTAATTGCCCACTGAAATTATGTCCCCATGCTGATAAAGTTCCATCCATTCCTACTGCTGCTGTATGTGATGATCCACAACTAATTGTTTTTACTGGAGGCAAATTAATTTTAACACAAGATAATCTTGTAATCGTTGTGTTATCTCCTATTTGTCCTAGTGAATTATCACCCCAACCAGACAATCCACCATCAACACCAATTGCAAACACATGTCCATTTCCAGCATGAATAGATGATATCGGAGGTATATTATTAACCCTAACAAAAACATTAGTGTTAGTAGTTGTGTTATTACCTATTTGTCCATCCCAATTCCCTCCAGATGCAGATAATGATCCATCTAAACCAATTGCATATGTATTATTCGAACTACATTCTATATATCTTATTGGTGGTAATTGTATTTCAGATATAGTATTTACAGAATAAGAATTATTTCCTAGTTGTCCTTGTGCGGGGTTTCCCCATGTAGATAATTTATTATTAATTCCTAATGCTGCATTGTGTAAAGAACCACAAACAATAGATGAAACTTGTGATATGTTTAAATCTATTGCAGAATATTGTGTTGTAGTAGTAGCAGATCCAAGTTGATTAGAACTATCTCCTCCCCATCCGTATAATTTATTATTATTATCTATAATTATAGTATGATTACCTCCAACAGCAACAGTTTTAATATTATAAGAATATATATTTACTGTAACAGGAACCGTTACAGAATTTTTATTTAAAATAATATATGCCCCTATCATATAATTATGAGGTTAAATCTCCACCCAACAACCAAGAGTTAGATGCTAATTTAAATAATGCAACAGATGAATATTGTCCAGTAGTTTTTACTTTACCAGAATTACTTAATAAAGAAACTCCTGCTTCGGCAGCTATTGTAACTTGACCAGAACCTTTTTGATATATTACAATATTAGTTCCTATTACTAAGTTTGCTGTGCTATCAGCAGGAACTGTGATTGTTTTTGGAGTGCCGCTATCAACACCTATAATTTGATTTGAATTCGTAGTATTTAATGTATAATCAGTTGTAATATCAGTAGATATCTTGGCTGGGATATTATCTGTGTATATAGATCCAGTTGCACTAACATCTCCAATAACTGTTAATTTTTGATTTGGACTATCTGTTCCAATACCAACATCTCCTGAATTATTTATAGTGAAATTAGTAAAAATAACATCAGGACTTGAAGTACTTTGAATATTTCTAATAGAAAATGATTGAGAATTAGCACCATTACCATTATCATGCATGTCTAATGCTAGATGAAAATTGTCTGCACTTCCTATTTGTCTCAAATAAGCCCAATCAGTAGTTCCAGCAGAACTATCAAATGCTATATAAACACCAGAAAGATTTGTTGCATCTACAGTTCCACCAACAAAATTTTCTGCTAATAAAGTTATTGCGCCACCAACATGTAACTTAGAATTTGGAGTCGCTGTTCCTATACCAACATTTCCAGCTTCGTTTAAATACATTCTAGTTAAACCAGATGTAACCCATGTATGAGATGTTATATATGTTCCATTAGTTTGAATTCCATATGCAATTCCATTATTCCATGCTGGGACACCATTCGAAACTCCTTCTAAATTATTATCAGCAGTTTTAAACCAAAACATGTCTGCACCATCATTTCCTAAGTGCATTCTAGAACCAATCGCAACACTTCCACCGACATCTAATTTACAAGCACTGTTAGGAGAAGAAGTATTAACTCCAACTATTCCATTAGAAGTAATTCTAATACCTCCTATTGTATTAGAATGTGGTGCTATTACTAAATTTGAAGATACAGAATTAGCAGTAGTAACTTGTCCAGAAAAAATTATGGCTTGATCACCTGTTTGTGTAATTGGATTATAATCTCCATTATACATGCTTACTCCAAATCTCATCCAAGGATAATCAGCCGCACTGTTATTAAGCATTAATTGTGATACTCCAATACCACCTGCAATTGGAGTAGTCGTTTCTCCTTTTATGTGTAACTTAGCTAATGGATTTATAACTCCTATACCAACATTACCACTAGTAAGAATCGACATTCTACTAACAGGAGAAGTTCCCCATGCACCAGTCCAAATATTAAATGAATTTGGAGTTGAAGCAGCAGCTCCTTCTTTTGTTATATGAAACCCTGCATCGTCATTGCTTCCTAATCTAATAGACGTATAATTATTTGAATTTTGTAAAAATAATTGGCCCGTAGCACTAATATCACCAACTACAGTTAATTCTTTATTTGGTTTAGTTGATCCTATACCAACATATCCAGTATCAGCTATAAACATTCTAGAATTAGCATTTGTAAAAAATTCTAAACCATTATCACCACCATTTCTTTTTATTGCTGTATGCCCATTGCTGTTCAATGAAAAATTTACGAATTTATCAACAGGTACAGTAATGTCACCATCAACATGTAATTTAGTAGATGGAGAATTAGTCCCTATACCAACATTTCCTGTATTTGTGATTATAAAAGGAGTACTGTCTGGATTTGCGCTATCTTCTACCACCAAAACATTACCTGTACCTCTTTGTGTTATTCTTAGCGCATCTGTGGTAGCATTAGTATCGATAACCATTGAACTGGTTGTAACCACATTGGTGTCTAGTATTGTTAAATCTCCTAATGCACTCAGATTTCCCGTAATTAACACATTTCCATCTACATGCAATTTTTGTGTTGGAGAAGTCGTTCCTATCCCAACATTACTAGAATTCATATACATTACTGTAGTATTGTTAATTCTAGAATAAATTGCTTTTCCGTAGTCTAAAGTTAATGTATTGCTTCCATAACCAGTTAACACACCATCACTAATAATTGTTTCGGTATTCACACCAGAAATAAAGTTTGTGTATGTTTTGCTTCTAACATACATATTTTCACAATATATGTCTCCTGGTATATCAGCAGACAGGACAGTGAATCCTTTATTACAACTCAATCCTCCATTGATAACAAAATCTCCTTGAAAAGGTTCTGATGGAGACGCAATGGGATCAGTAGCACTATCAGCAAACCCATAAGATGATAGCGTATGATGATTTTTTCTGTGCTGTTTATCGTGGAATCGTGCATTTCCTGCCATTAAATTATTTATCTGTTCTAAATAATTAAGATGGATGATTCAGCCTTCAATTTTTGTATAAATGATAATTTTAACGCTAATTATGACATAACATGGTCATTTCAATATAGTGTATCTGGATCTAATGTTGCCACTGGAGGATTTTCTACTTTTTTATTCCAAAATCCTATTCTAAGTGGTGGTGGAAGATATACAGGAATGGGTTATTCTCCTTACCTTACTATACCAGGAGTTAGTGGAGCAGTTTTAGGAGTAATGTTTGGCAGTGATAACATTATCAGAGTAAATCAAGGATCTAATTTTGCTTTAGTAACTTCATTTCCTTTGTTTAACGAATTACATCCATTGGTAAAACAAACAGAAAGATTTTTTACTATTAGATTTAATCTAACTGATCTAGGTAAAACATTAAAAATAGCCTTAAAAAAGAATAATGTTTTGGATTACAAAACAATAAAAACTATTAATTTAGATATACCTATTTCTATTGATACGTTTTTTAAGGTTGGATTTTCTTATGCCACTCCTTTTTCTTTTAATGAAAATAAAATAAAATTAAAATTAAAAGATATACATGTTCAAGGTAATAAAAATGTACCAAGTATTACATATAAGAAAAAACCGCTAGAAATAACAAGTTACTACTTACTACAATCTCCAGCAAGCGCAAAAATACAGATACAGTATCAAGATCCTTCGACTTCTGGGTATTTATTACATAAATAACTATATGCCCGATTCGTTTATATTTAGACTCGATGAATCATCAACTGTTAAAGCAACAGATTATGCAGCGTTTGATGTTTTTGATTCAAATTTAGGTGATTTTTACACCAAAAAAATAAATTTTGGTACTTTGAGTAACACCATAAGTTCTAGTGTTATGGCTTTAATTCAAACCAAGTTAGACGTATTATCTTTTAATATAAACGAGGCAAAGGCTATTGCTTTACAAAAATTGGATAGAAGAGGATACCAGCTTGATCGTCAAATAGAAAGAATGACTGGTATCTTAGTTTTGAATGACGGATTTTCTGCATTAAATAATTCCGATTTTAATGGATATCTAAACGTACATAATTACGGAATTTATAATCTTGCTACTCCAATCAGCAATTTTGATGCAGTTAACAAAATATATGTAGATACTATTAAAGACGGATTATCATCCGCAATTTCTGCTATCAACACAGCATTGACTGGATACTTGATGCTATCTGGTGGTGTGATGACTGGCATCTTGACCACAAAGGGAGTAGATATGAGTGGTTATAGAATCACTAATTTAGCTGCAATAGATTCGTTCTCTTTGTCTAGTGATGCGGTTGATAGAGGTTATGTAGATTCTATTAAATGGGGGTTGTCTTCTGCAATCTCCGCTATTAACACAGCATTGACTGGATACTTGATGTTGTCTGGTGGTGTGATGACTGGCATCTTGACCACAAAGGGCGTAGATATGAGTGGTTATAGAATCACTAGATTGGCTAACATTGACACTACATCACTTTCTACTGAAGCAGTTAACAAAGGATATGTAGACACAATAAATTGGAATTTATCTTCTGCAATCTCCGCTATTAACACAGCATTGACTGGATACTTGATGTTGTCTGGTGGTGTGATGACAGGGATTCTAACGACCAAGGGCGTAGACATGAGTGGTTATAGAATCACTAGATTGGCTAACATTGACACTACATCACTTTCTACTGAAGCAGTTAACAAAGGATATGTAGATTCTATTAAATGGGCTTTGTCTTCTGCTGTGTCTGCTAGTAACACAGCATTGACTGGATACTTGATGTTGTCTGGTGGTGTAATGACGGGTGTATTGACTACTAGAGGAATAGACATGAGTGGTTATAGAATCACTAGATTGGCTAACATTGACACTACATCACTTTCTACTGAAGCAGTTAACAAAGGTTATGTAGACGATAGAAATAATAGCAGACTTGCTTTATCTGGTGGTGCTTTAACTGGACCTTTAACATTAAAGGGATATTCAGAAACCGTAGGAACATTTACCATAGATACACATAATACTTTTAAATATTATAATTTTGATTTAAATACTGGAACTGTGTTTGAGATCGATATGATCGAAAAACTTAGTGCATTTAAAGTTACTAATGAACCAACAAATAGTTATACACTAACACTAGTTATAAAACAAAATTCTACTACTTTATATAAATTATCTTCATGGAAGATAAACATGAATCCTGTAAAATGGGCTGGCTTTTCTCCTCAAATAACTCAGTCATCAAATGCTATAGATATATTTGCTATAACAAAAATAGGAACTAATTGGTACGGATTTATCGGCGGTCAAAACTACATATAATAGTATGTCAATAGGATCTGGATCATTTATTATAAGAAAACAAAAAAATCTACCTCCAGTAGCAATAGATGATGCGTATGCTACTAATATGGGAGTACAATTAAATGTAATCCCAGTATCAAATGATTTTGATCAAGATTCTATTCCTTTAGGCAGTGAATTGATTGTGTATTCTTATGATCCCACAAGTCTTAATGCAGGAACGGTAACTCTTTCGTCCGATAAAAAAACGATGTTTTATGCTCCAGCTACTAATTTTTTTGGTATGGATTCATATACATACCAAATTACTGATGGGCTTGGAGGATCTAATACGGCTACAGTAAAATTAAGCGTAGTATGCTTGCCTCCCATAATAACACCAAAAGCATATAATTTATTAGCAAGTACTACTTATACCTTAGACATAACAAATCCTACTGCCGTTCCACAAATAACTTTTGCTGGAGGATTACCAGATAGAGACGTAAATGTTCCTCAACAAACTATTAGTATAGTACCAGGGTCTATAACAAATTCTCCAAATTTATTAGTTAATTCCAATACAAACACAACCATAACATTCACTACATGCGCTTTAGGTGCTGGAGTGTCATTTGCATTATTATTTGTCGCTTACGAAATAACAAATAGCGTATGTATCTTATCAAGCACATCGAAGCCTTCAATTGTTCCAGGGGTAATTCCTGGAGGAGGTGGAGGAGGTGGAGGAGGTGGAGGAGGTGGAGGAGGTGGAGGAGGTGGAGGAGGTGGAGGAGGTGGAGGAGGTACGATAAGAACTAGTACTGCTAGAGTTGTTAATGGCTTTTTAGGGAGAACAACTAATGAATCTGGCGTCCCTAGTACATTTACTAAATATCCGCAATTTGATTTTGCAACAGGAGATTATCCTTGGGATAACGAAGGATGGTTTGTGTTTTGTTTTGATACTTATAACGTACCAGATCAATATTATATTAGTACAATTAGCAAACCATATTTTGATACGGCAACAGGAACTTGGACAACAGACAGAAATTTTTATGGATTGATTGGTCCTGTTGGAGATAATCTTGGTTCAACTCTTAATGGTAATGGAAGATTTTTGGTTTTTAAACCAAAAGGTAGAGATTTGAATATATGGGGTAAAACCGATGCAGGTTCTAGTGCTTTTCAAATCGGATGTACCCAATTATTCAATCCTGCTATAACAGGAATTGATGATCCTTTGAGGTATTATTCAGATCCCGCCGTCACCCCTACAAATGCAGAAGTATTATCATGTTTAAACACTTTTACTAATAATCCATTTAATAATACAGTCAATGATTATACAGGCACATTTACTGGAACAACACAACCAACTTTTATTACTGTGATTTAAACAGAGAAGCATCAAAATCTAGATTCTCTTCTACTTTGATATCATGCGTCATGCTGGGCAAGCGTTCCTTTATATATTTTTGCAAGGAAAGAGGCTTGATCCATTTATTATTCTTATCTAAGTCTATGTTCTTCTTTTTTGCGTTCTCGCTAATATATTGCAATGCCTCTGCCAAGCACATCCATCTAGCATAAGAATCTACAGACATTACATGTTTTTTATTTGCTTTTGTTGTAAGGGATATGTTTGATATCATAGGAAATTTTTGCTTAAAAAGCTAAGTAAAATAGCATTTAGATCATTAGAATTTTGATCCATGCCATTTATTGATAAGTTATCTAAGCTTAGAAGAATGATATCAAAACATTTTGAGATTGTCAATGTCTTGATGCTATCTCCTCTGAATTTATTGGCATAATAATCTTTTAAAATTATAATAATATTCTTCAATGTTTCATTGAAAGACGGAGAATTTACTCTATTCATCCCAGCAATATCATAAACATTAAGTAAGTTTTTATCTTTTAGCATAACTAAAAGACGAAGATCGTTTTTTAATTGCACAATATCAACATTTACAGAAGAATTGTCTGTAATGCTAGAAGGTACGGAGAAAGCATCTTTAAGTTCGTTTGAATTAAACATACTATTTAGAAGAATTTTGTATTTTGTTTATAACCTCTATAAAAGCTGCATCAGCTTTTTCTATATCTATAGGATCTGTTTGGAGAAATGATCTGACCGATACATCCACAGAAAAATCCTTCTTACATTCTACACAAGAAAACGCATTATCTTCTTGAAGCTTTATAGGTAGCAAGAATTTTTTCTCCTTATAACAAGGACAAGTTACTTCCATTCCTTGTTTAGAGTATTCTTTCATGCGTTCATTCTTTAGTTTTTCGATAAAGAATTGAACAACATTATAGTATATTCTGACTAGAATTACTTGTAATACAGATGATACTAAGAAGTACTTAAAAAAATCAACCAGATTTTTAGAAAACGGCAAAGCCATTGCCGTACTTATAATCAAGAATATAAATATAGGATGCTCTAACATTTCTATATTATATCATACACGCATTAAGTATCAACAGAAAATAAACTTAAAAAATCAGGAATTCTTATCAATTTACTATTAATAATATCTATTCTTTTAATAGATTTTTCCAAACCAATTTTTTGAGACGGCTTAACCGAAGGATTTTCTAAACATCTTTCAAAACTATTTCTTAATGTTATTAATTTCTCAAAAACATCAAACAATTGTTCTTTGTATCTTTCGATTTCATGTGGGTAATGAATATTAGGATTTTCTGAATCTAAATTTTGTCGAATTGGTACAGTTAATTGAATAAATGGATCGTCTTTAGATCCTGATCCAATCCCAGAGACATTTCTCTGGATATCCAACATTGTATTTTCTTCTCTTAAAATTTTTCTTTTCACTACAATTATTTACTCAAAATGAATAAATAATCACATGAGTAATTTATTCGAACACGCATTTAAGTATGTTTTAAAAGAAGCACCAGAAGATCTACAAAATCCAACCGATGAGTTGTCTGATGCTGATGCCATGAAACAAACCTTAGATAAAGGCACTGATCCAGATGCATTTAATACTGATGCAGAAGCTGCTGCTAATCACATGAGTTCTACTAATAAAATGCAGGCTCAGATGGTGTCCTCTCTTCAAGGATGGATTACTGAACTAGAAAGAATATCAGAATTTTTGAATGGAACTGGTCCTGATTCAGTTCAATCCAAGCTAAAAAACTGTGTTCCTGATACACTTTTTGATAAGATTCGTGTTGCAGAAACAAAGAAAATTGCTCGCGTTTCTATGGAAGTTACATCTCTTAATGAAATGTTTAAGGGTTATCTAGCATCTTCTGGAGATCCTAAATACAAGGGTGTCTAATTAATTGTATATTTCTTTATAAACTTATCAGATACTTCATTAATATCGAAGCCTATACAAATATCATTAAAATCTTTATATAATTCGCCTATTTTTTTGGGCCATATAAAAACTGCTTCTTTCAACTGAAGCAGTTTTTTTATTTTATTATGTGCCGCAGTATCTTTGTGATGAGAGTCTAAAACCCATACTTTTTTATGAAAGGGAAACTTGCTTATCTGCTCTTCTTGTTTTTTTGTATATAGTTGATAAGAATTTTCTTGTATACCACCAACAGCAACACCGTTCTTAACAAAACAAGAATTAAATGGTCCTTCAAAGATAAAAATAGTATCGAATGATAAATCTATTTTATCAATATTAAAAATAGTCTTTTCGCTATTTAATTTGGAAATGTATCTAGGTCTCAAATCCTTTTGTTCGTCCAAAGATCTAGATTGATAATGCACTATCTTGCCATTTTCATCATAAAAAGGAATTATAATTCTGTTTTTATGAAACTTGTCATTCAAAGAAATATAAAATGCTTTTGGATTATTCGCAGCATTTAATAAATTTCTTCTTCTCAAGAAGTCTAACGCATTTACAATAAACGGATTAGACCTATAAAACTTAATTTGTGCTTCGTCAAAAAGATTTATACAATCTTTTGGAAGTGTATCTACAACTATTTTAGTTGGTTTTGTGTCTTCTAATACAAAAGAAGAAAAACTAGGAGAGTATTCTTGTACTTCTTTTAATAAAGACGAAATTGTAATATTACACAACTCAGAAATCCAATTAACTGGATTCTTTTTATATCCGCAATTGTGACAGAATACCAAATTTTTTTCTGGTATAAAATAAAATCTCTTCTTCTTCATCCAACTAGACCCTTCCCTGCACATAGGGCAAGAGCCTTGGTATGTATTGTTGTACCTATTTTTAGTAGGATTTCCTACATATTGATAGAATTTTGTGACTACAAAATCTTCTGGAAGGGATACCATATGGATATCCTACTAAAAACAAAAAATAAATCAAGAATTATATGCACTGACTAGTGATATCTTCTCTGGTATTTGCATCGAGAATCTTTACCAATCCTTTACGGATCAAACCACCAGAAGCAGGATCATACCAGAATGCTTCAACATAAATTTTATCGCCGTTCTGGCGTTCTTGTATCTTAGGATCAGAAGACTGACCACTTATTGGTGATGAAATGCGAATTGGGCGAACGATATTCATATTTCTATTTATCCGAATCTTTATTAAATTCAAATTGTTTTTGCAAAAGTTCAAAAACATTAGGTTCTATAGGACCAACATAATCCAATATTTTATACTCCAAACCTACATCAAATTTATCTTTTGGTATATATCTATTTATATTTTTAGGTATTGATATAAATTCGTATTCTTCCTGCTTCTCGTTTATGAATATAAAAATCTCTCCAACATACGTCCCAGCCCCTACTGCATAAGAATGTCCTTTCTTCGGATGCATTAGAACCCCCCATTATTAGACATAGACAAGAACAATCGGGTCAAAGAAGAATGCAGTGCGTCTGCATCTAATTGAGTCCTAGCATGAGTTACTATAATAGGCTCGCTTTTTAAGTTATATCCTACAAGGACAAACGACCTAAGAAATTCTTCCATAGATGCAACCATAGCTTCTATATCACGATTAGATCTGCTTTTACTATCTTCTATATTTTCTAATAAAGCCTCTTTTAAGAGTTTTTTAATTTGTTCTACACTAGGAGAAGACGAAGTATCCATTTTGTTTACTACTTTCTTTTTTCTAGAAATTGGGTCTTTATCTTTATCCATTTTGTTTTGGTTTATAAAATTTACTGTCTTTTGTTATAGTTGGAACACCTTTATCAATTAATAGTTGAACTACTACTTCGATTGATTCGGTGCTTATAGAGAAATTTTTAGGAAAAAAGTTTCCTCCATCATTAAATTCAAACATGATCTCATCATTGAAATTTTTATTATTGTAGCATGTAACAAATATAGAACTCCCACCAGGGTCTATCAACACTGTCCATCTTCTAGAATCATGTAGACCATAACTTTGAAATACACGCAAAACTCCATACTGGTTATCTCTTAATCTTTTTACGAAATATCCAGGCGTTTTAATTTTATTTTGTTGTCGTTTATTTAAAATCATAAACTATGATACATGTGCAGTTGATATATATTTCAACTTATACTTATCGTGATCAACTATGAATGCAATTATTCCTTTTGTATTTAACTTAATAGATGCATCCGTTCCTTTGGAAAGGCAGATACTACGAAACAAATTAAAATCAAAAGGGATTGGATTACTAAATCCATCTCCTGTGTATGATTCAGAAAGTAACATTGTATAACTGTCTACGTTACTTTTTGTTTTATCTGTTAGTTCACCAAACACCTTGTTATCTTGTGTGTACAAATAAATCTTTTCAGTAGAAATGAACGTACTACTTTTCAATAAGTTAGTGTATACCGAATATGATAATACAAAATCAGAATTAAATTCGATAGAGTTCAGCTTTTCTATACTGTAGTTTGGACCTCGAACAATATTATCATTTATCAAATGAAATTTGAATTTATTAATGTGAGACTTGTATTCGATATTATTCTCATTCAACTGCAAAACAATATCAGTGTCTTGGGGTATGCATTCGAATGCTTTGATAAACTTTTTGATCTCTGCAAAACTTAAAATCCTTTTCTCTCCTTCATACGAGATATCATCAGTATGAGAGAAAAGCGTAAAGGTGCTATCAGTTGTTCTATTAAAACTATAGATAGAATTGTTTTCTAGAGTTAACGAACATATGTCATTAACCCTAGAAATTGGCTGAAGAAAATTAGTGATGAAATTTTGCTTATTCTGTATTTTTAGAATCATAACTTTCTATGAAGGATATCACCTTCTCCATCATAGTGTCAATCCTTTTCAACTTCTTTTCTAAGTCATTTAGTTTATTGTTAATAGTAATTGCTGTTACACTATTATCAAATGAAAACTCTAATTGATTAGGATCAACGGTTTGTTGTGGTGGAAAACTTTCAACATTTTGTTGTGGTGCTGGTCCTATATATTGTTGACTAGGAGGGTGATTATGCACCTGTGGTGGAATGTGCTGTTGGTCAGGACGTACAACTCTTCTAGTTTCGTCTAGAACCTTTTGTGCTAGATTATGAAACTCTTGTTTTTTGGGTGCTAAAAATGGATTTGCCGAAACAATGTGACTGTCATACCTAGAAACTTCTTGATAGGTCTGACCTAGAAATCCCATCAGAGTTCGTTGAACTTCTAATGGATCTAAATTCTGATCTTCGAAACCGCCAACTAATGGATCTGTCATATCAATAGTTACAAAAAACCCCTGAGATGTCTAGTCTCAGGGGTTTTTATTTCTAACTAATTGTTAGGGCTAATTATCAAAACCCTTCAACAAATCTGCTACCGCTTCATCCGAAAGCTCTTCAGTATGTGCAGGAATTTCTACTTCTTCAGTAAGTTTAGAAGGTTTCGAAGCCACACTAACATTAGTAGATGCAGTGGATGTAGTAGAATTGGTTGCAAATTGATCACAAACAAAATGCTTGTTCCACATATCAATCAATTCTGCTTCAGATTTGATTGTATTAATAGATTCCAGATCGTGAATACTATTCAAGATCTCTAGCCTCTTGTCTTCAGACAAGCCAAGATCAATTGGAGTTGTGAAACGACTTGCATCGTATGTGGTGTAATCTCCTTGCTTTTCGGCCTTTAGCTTGAAATTGACTCCGTTCTTAGAAAGGTCAAATATCCTAGCTCCAAATTCTTCGGAGTCTTCTCCCATAAGAGCAGAATCAATCATCTTCTTAAGCTTACGTCCAAATCTGAAGATCTTAACGGTTCCGTTATTCTGAGGATTTACTGGATCATCAATGACAAGAGCATTAACATAAATCTGTTCAGACCACTTAACAGCTTGAGCCTTCTCCTTTTCTTCTTGAGTTCCAGACTTCTTGATCCTCCAAGTCATCATAC